AAATAAAACTAGGGGCTAACCAATGCCAATAACAACATACGCAGAATTAAAAACGACACTCACAGATTTTCTTAATCGTGATGATCTTACTTCTGTGTCTAGCACATTCATAACTTTGGCAGAGACTGATCTAAATCGCAGATTGCGTCACTGGAAAATGGAAGCCAGATCCACTGCCGAGATTGACACGAAGTACAGCGCGATCCCAGCAGATATGTTAGAGCCTATCCGCTTTCACATTACGAGTGGCGAGACAAACCCACTAGAATTAATATCGCAGGCAGAATTATTAGACAGGCAACAAAGAGCTGGCAACGTATCTGGCAACCCAAGATACTACGCAATGACTGCTGGCGAACTACAAGTACACCCAGCGCCAGATGGCGTATACAATGCAGAATTATATTATTATCAGAAAATTCCAACATTATCTGACAGTAATACAACCAATTGGCTTCTGGAAGAATATCCAGATGCTTATTTGTATGGAGCTTTGGTACACTCAGCCCCATATTTAAAAGAAGACGCTCGAATTACGACTTGGGCGGCTTTGTATCAAAGCGCTGTTGACGCAATTAATGCAGTCAGCGATCAAACTAAATATGGCGGCTCTGGTCGTCGTCTAAAAATAAGGGCATATTAAAATGAGTTTTTCAAACGATTTCGAAACAAGAGTATTGCAATACATATTCACAACAGGTTCAGTGACACGTCCTACTGCGTGGCACGTTGCATTATACACAGCCGCACCAAACGATAGTGGTGGTGGTACTGAAGTATCAGGCGGAGCATATGCGCGTCAGTCAGTTACATTCACAGTATCTGGAAACACAGCTACAAATTCTGGCGCTGTTGAGTATCCCACAGCAACTGCATCATATGGAACAGTTTCACACGTAGGCGTATTTGATGCGGCATCTGGCGGCAACTTAATCGCATACGCGGCATTATCTGCATCTAAAGCAATTGATACTGGTGATGTGTTCCGCATCCCTGCTGGTGATTTAGACATTACTTTAGAGTAAATTAAATGACAGTTTACCGAGGTGGCTACGGCTACAGTCTATATGGCGAACATACATTCGGCTTTGATGGATCAGTCAAGGACGCCTCAGTAACAATATCGCCAGCCGCAAGTGTTTCTGCGTCTGGCGCTAAAACAGCAGTTGGCTCTGCAACATCATCTAATAATTTAGCTATTTCTTCAGCTTATAATTTAACAAGAAATACATCTGTAGCTATACCGCAAGCGAGTACAACTACAGTTGTTCCTAATGTTACATTTGTAAGAAGTGCAACTATATCTACAACCAGTGTAACAGGCGTTGGAATAGATAGGGTTAGAGCCTCATCAACCGCAGTTGCAACTGTTTCCTCTACTGTGTCTGCTGGTAAGCGTGTAAGAATTGCTAGTTCCATTGTGGCAACAGCGTCTGGTGTAGTGACATCTGGTGAAAGAGATAGGCAAACATCTGCCGCAATTTCATCTACACTATCTACAACAGCATCTGGCGTATTTGTCGTCAGTGATAGCGTTGCTATATCCACTACATCTTCAGCGACTTGTGCATCAGAAAAAATATTTCAAGGCAGTGCAAGTGCTTCAACTTCATCAACTGCTACAGGTTCAGTAGATAGGGTTAGATTATTTAACTCACAGATTGCCACTGCATCCACTGCTACAGCAAATGGGATTGGAGTTTTCTCTAAATCAGCAAATATAAATACTACAAGTAATGTAACCGCATCTTGCAGTAGAGTATTTTCATTAAATTCTACAATAATTAATACATCTGCATTTACGGCAAGTGCAATTGAAAAATGGGAAGACTTACCAGCCGCAACTGAAACATGGCAGACAGTGCCAAAAGTAACAGAAATATGGACAGCCGCATGATGTTGCAATTTAAGCATTTTTGTGGCAGTATGCAATCAGCGCCTACTGCGTCTTTCTCTTACATTGATGAACGATATTAGGCCGCAAGGCCAAACATAGGAGTTAATTATGGCAGATACTACAACAACCACATATGGTTTAGTAAAACCAGAAGTTGGTGCATCCGAGGACACTTGGGGTACAAAAATAAATACCAACTTAGATAACGTCGATAATCTGTTAGATGGTACGACGCCTGTCACTGGTATTGATATTAACTCTGGATCAATTGATGGAACGCCAATTGGTGCAAACTCTGCGTCTACTGTTGCGGCTACCACAGTAAGCGCAACTGGTAATATTACAGTTGGCGGCACAGTAGATGGACGTGACGTTGCGGCGGATGGCACTAAATTAGATGGCATTGAGGCTAACGCTAAAAATGACCAGACAATTACTGCTGGCTCTGGATTATCAGGTGGTGGTACTGGCGATGTAACACTAAGCCATGCTGACACAAGTAGTGTTAGCAATAGTGATAATAGTGGCAATACGTTTATCCAAGATATTAACTTTGACACATATGGACACGTTACATCTGTAGGTACTGGAACTGTGTCAGTTGGTAATGGCACACTAACAGTACAAGGTACTGGCGCATTAGGTGGTTCTGGTACATTTACAGCTAACCAAAGTGGAAACGCTACAATTAGTATTAGCCATGATGATACATCATCTCAAAGCTCATCAAATAACTCTGGCAGAACATACATTCAAGACGTTACACTTGATGCATATGGACACGTCACTGGCCTAGCTACAGCTACAGAAACAGTTGTAAACACAGACACTAACACAACTTACAGTGCTGGTTCTGGATTAAATTTATCTGGTACAACATTTAGTCACCCTACAGGTAATGGTAATAACCATATTCCTAGTGGTGGCTCTACAGACCAAATACTTAAATACTCATCTGCTGGCACTGCTCAATGGGCAGACGCTAGTGGTGGTGGAATGCATGTATTATTAAATCGTTCTACTATGAATAACACCTCACAATATGTATTTACAGGTTTTGATAGTACCAAATATGACTCTTATCATATTGAGTTTAATACTATTAGACCTTCAAGTTCTGGTAGAGAATTTAGACTGCAATCAAGCAACAACGGCGGCACTAGCTGGAATATGGGTAGCACCGTGAATACCCATTCTATTACTGATTCAAACGGAGGCTATTGGTGGAGTGGGGGTAATTCCGCAAACCTTACCCACATAAGAATTGCAGCTGACGTACTGGCTGACCTTTATGGTAGTAGCTTAAACGGCTATCTCCAGCTTAGAAGCCCTGAGCAAGGTACGGCATATTCGCCATCATTTCAAGGGATAGTAACTACAAGGCAAAGTACCAGTTATTACGTTAGAGAATCTAGGGTTAGCACATATACAAATGCTTATGGTGCAACCGCACACCCTCAAATAAATGCTTTTAGATTATATTTCAATTCAGGTACAATCGCTTCGGGTACAATATCCGTTTTTGGCGTAACTAACTCATAAAGGAAAATAAAATGAATAATCATAAAATAGTTGATGGGGTGGTTGTAGCTTTAACACAACAAGAAGAGGAAGAGCTTATCCGCAATGAAGAAGAACATATTGCTGAAGCCCCTGAACGAGCCAGAAGAGCGCGTGACTTAAAGCTCAATGGGGATGTAGACCCTGTTGTATCTAATGCTTTACGTTGGAACGGTATGTCTGAAGCCAAGAAAACAGAATGGACTAATTATCGACAAGCATTGTTAGATGTCCCAGAACAAGAAGGCTTTCCAAATACAATTACTTGGCCTACTAAACCAACGTAAAGGTATATTGTTAACAACCATAAAAATATGTTATAGTCACAGTAACTTAGACCAATGAGGTAAACATGCCACTAATACCATTAGATATCCCTGCTGGCATTTACCGAAATGGTACTGAGTTACAAGCATCTGGGAGATGGCGTGACGCTAACTTAATTAGATGGGTTGATGGCACAATGCGTCCGATGGGTGGTTGGCGCACTCGATCAGATACGGCGGCTAATGCTAAAATTCGTGGATTAATTACTTGGATTGGAAATAACCAAGATAGGTTTATAGCCGGTGGCACATATAACAAACTTTATACTTGGACATCTCAGGGTGTGCGCCATGACATAACGCCAGTTGGACTAATTGCTGGTCGTGAAGACGCCGAGGCATTTACAGGATATGGTGGTAGTTACTTTGGGCAGTATGCCTACGGCGTAGCTCGTCCAGACACAGCAAGAATACAGCCTGCAACAACTTGGTCATTAGATACGTGGGGTGAATACCTTGTCGCCTGTAATGAAGATGATGGAAAAATTTATGAGTGGCAAATAAACAATTCCACACCAGCCGCAGTATTAACGAATGCACCCACAAGCAATGAAAGCATCGTTGTAACTGAAGAGCGTTTTTTGTTTGCACTAGGTGCAGGCGGAAATCAACGCAAGGTGCAGTGGTGTGACCGAGAAGATAGCTCCACATGGACGCCAGCCGCAACAAATGAAGCTGGTGACTTAGAGCTTAACACAAGTGGCCGAATTATGGCTGGCATACGTGTGCAGGGTCAAACCCTAATACTCACAAGCATGGACGCCCACGTAGCAAATTACATTGGTGCGCCATATGTCTACGGCATTGAGCGTGTCGGAGCGAGTTGCGGATTAATAGCAAACAAAGCTATAGCGTCAGTTGATAAGGGCGCATTCTGGATGGGCAATCACTCATTCTATGCATACGCAGGCGGCGCAGTACAACAAATCGAAAGCGAAATATCAGACTATGTATTCTCAGATATAAACCGCGCACAAATATCAAAAACTTTTGCAGTGACAAACAGCACATACGGCGAGATATTCTGGTTCTACCCATCTGGATCATCTACAGAAAATGACAGATATTGCGTTTATAACTATGTCGAGAATACGTGGTATATTGGTGAGCTAGGCAGAACTGCTGGATTTGATATGGGTACATATCGCCAACCTATCTGGGCAAGCGCAGAAAACAACAAATTATATGAGCATGAGATTGGCTTTGATTATGGCTCACTTACGCCATTTGCTGAAAGTGGATCAATTGCGTTAGGCACTGGCGAGAATGTAATGTCAGTCACAGAAATGATCCCAGATGAGAAGACGCAGGGCGACGTGACAGTTACATTTAAGACGAGGTTTTACCCTAACGGCGAAGAGCGATCATATGGAGCATTCTCTATGTCAAATCCAACGTCACTGAGATTTACAGGCAGGCAAGTCAAACTCAGGATTGACGCGGCTAATTTAGCTGATTGGCGTGTCGGAATAAATAGACTTAATGTTACGGCTGGTGGGGCGAGATGAGC